TCCGCCCAGGCACGGGAAGAGCACGCTCGTGAGCAAGTTTTTCGCGTGCACGTATCTGGGGTACCACCCGGAGCAGGAGATCATCCTGACCAGCTACAACAACGACAAAGCCGCGGAGTGGGGCGGAGCTTGCCGTAAAATCCTTGATAAGTTCGGCCCGCAGTTGTTTGGTGTCTGGCCCATTGGCCAGGCCAGCGAGAAGTGGAAAACGAACCTCGGGGCGCAGGGTCCTGACTCGTGGGCCATGCGGACCGCTGGCCCAGGCGGTTCAATCACTGGTGGCGGTATGCACCTCGGCATTATCGACGACCCGGTAAAGGACCGGGAGGAAGCCCTTTCCCCGGTGATTCGTGACAACGTGTGGGACTGGTTCACGTCCACGTTCTACACGCGGGAAAACCTGGCGGCTACTTTTCGGGAAGAGGCGGCGATTGTGATCATTTTGACACGATGGCATCGCGATGATCTCGTTGGTCGCATCAAGCGGCAGATGGCGCAAGGCGGGGAACGGTGGGCGGTCGTTACGATGCCAGCCATTGCTGACCCCGGGTGCATGGATGATCCGACATTGATCCGAGAAGGAAACCCCCACGGCTTCAGATATGCGGGCGATCCATTGTGGCCGGAGATGCGGAACTTTGCCGCCCTGGAACGCATCAAGCGACAACTGACCATTGAACATGGGACAATGTGGTGGAACGCACTTTATCAGCAGAATCCTGAGAGCGAAGGGTCTTCAGACTTCAACCCAGGATGGTTCACGCCGGACCTTTGGGTGCCACGATGGCCAGACGAGGCGACCACGGAATGGAGCTTCAAGGTCTTGGCCTTGGACCCCTCACTTGGAATTGACAACGAATCTCGCCCTGGTGACTACTGCGCTTTCGTTCGGTTGGGTGGCGTTGGCGTCGAAGGCCCCGGAACTGGAAAACTCTACGTGAGCGCAAAGATGCGGAACAGTGGTGGGACCGAACACATTGCCTCTGACCTGCGGCAAGAACTTATTGAATTCAAGCCTGACGTCTTCGTGTTGGAAACGAACGGGTTTCAACGGCTGCTGAAGCGGGACGTGATGGAGGCCATGGGCGCGGTGCCTGACTGCGCTTGTAATATCTGCGGGGTGAACAACGACGTGAACAAACGCACTCGGATTCTTCGGCTTGGGGGGAAGTTGGCAGCGAAGATGTTCAACTTTGTCGATGGGCCAGGCACGCGCCTTCTGTGGAACCAACTTCAGGAGCATCCGAACGGCGCCCACGACGACGGACCGGACGCATTGGAGATGGCATACCGCGGGGCAGTTCGCTACTTCAATGCCACGGAACAAGCGGACGATCTTGGTGAACGGTTTCCCGTTGCCATGTTGAACCGCTTGTGACACGAGATACAATCCGCCACGCCAACGCAACCCAAGGAGATTGACCATGGCGAAGAAAAGCGAGCTGAGTGTCCTCCGTGAACAAGTCGAGTTGGCCAAACTGCGAGTAGAGGAACAGAGAGTCAAAGCCGAGGCAAAGGTCCTGGAGTCGGCGACGACCTATTACACGAACTACATCGACCCGCTCGAACGGTTGATTGGACCGGAAGGCAAGCTGTGGCTGCCTTCAGGCCCGGGGGCGCAGGCCGGGCAACTGGGTCCCACGGGCATTGACTTGGACTCGGAACGCCAAGCCGCACGGCGAATCTGCGAAACGAATCCGTTCGCCATCAACGCTATGACGAACTTCGTCAACTTCATCATAGGGGATGGAATTCAATGGCGTGCAGTGGCCAAGAAAGGACTTGACCCGGAATCACCCGACATCAAGCGACTCCAACCTATCGTGCAGGAACGCATCGACGCTTGGATGGAGGATAACGACTGGATTGAACGGGAACGGGAACTGTGCAAGCGTGAGTTCCGCGATGGTGAATGGTTCGTTCGCAAGTTTGGTCCGGTTGTGCGTGGCGTGGAACCAAACCTGGTCTTTCAGCCTGCAAACGACCGTGACGAGAACCACCTGTTGGGCGTTATGACCGCACCGATGGACGTTGAAACGGTACTCGGCTACCTCGTCAACGAAGTGCCGGTTTCCGCCCTAGAGATGTTCCACCGGAAGGCGAACGTAGATCGGAACGTCAAACGTGGAAGCCCCTATGTCTACGGAATGCGGGAAGAACTGGACTTCGCCAAACGGCTGCTGTTCAACGTGGCAACTGTCACGACAATTCAGGCCTCGATTGCCATGATTCGGAAGTTTGACCCGATGGTGAGCAAGGGGCAAGTTGACGACTTTGTTTCACGGTCCAAGCAAAAGACCGTGACGAGCACGGACCAAAACATGACCGTCAGGATGCAGCGGTTTCTGCCTGGTCAGATTCTCAATGAGTCGGCGTCGATGCAGTACGATTTCCCCATGATGAACGTCCAAGCCGCGCAGTTCGAAATCGCCTTGCAGATGATCTTGCGGGCTTGCGCCGCCCGAATGTCCATGCACGAATCTATTTTCTCGGCGTTCGACTCGAAGGGCAGCTTTGCCTCGGCCTTGGTCTCAGAGAGCCCGACCTACAAGAACCTCAAGGCTATCCAGTCCTCCGTGGTGCGCACTGAAGACAAGATCATCACGATGTGCGTGTTGGACGAGGGAATTATCGCTGGGGACCTTCCGGCAAACGTGGTGGAGTTCATTGACATTCAGGGCGAGCCACACGACATCGAGTCCCACGACACGGAGAAGGATGCGCGCCGCGACTCGGGGTTGCAGGCTGATAGGATTCTCTCGCCGCAGACACGATCTCAACGCATGGGACTGGACTACGAACGGGAGCAACAGAACTTCAAGGAACACGACGAGGCCACTGGCGCGGGACAGGAACCGCGGCTGCCGATTGAACCGGACGAAGAAGAAATGATGCGACGGGCCATGATGAAGCGTGGCAAGATGCCAGGGATGCCGGCGGGGGTGTAACCCATGCCCCAAGGCGTCAACAACGCACTGTCAAGCAGACTGGCGGCACTCACTGAGATTCGACAAGTCCAAGTCGTTGGTGTAGCCGACGAAGTAGTTGCCGCGGTCAAGAAGACCGTCGAACGTAACTGGCTTGGGCTGCTGCGCGTTCTCGTTGCGACTGAACGCCCCTACGGTGACCGGCGCCGCAAGACGCTTCACGATTGCATGATGAGCATAGCCATTCTCGAAGCTCGGATTCTCACGACGCTCATGGGCAAGTTCCGGCAGGCCGTGAAGTGGGGCTATGACTCGCAGTTCCAGTGTTTCGTTGAAGCTCTGCCGGAACCCTATTGGTTTGGCGTGATGCGGCGGCCAGTGCAGGAGTCGGTGTCATTCCCCGGCGTCCCCAATAGCTCTCCGGCCGCGGTGATTTACAACCCGCCTTCTCCGGCCGCGGTGAATGCTTGGATCGATAGACTGGCCAGGCCCGGGCACGGTGGCATGAACTGGATCGAAAGCCTCGAACGCCGTTACGCCACGGAACAGGACGCGTTGCGAAACATCATCACGGACGGCATGGCCCGCGGACAAAATCCCCGCATCATAGCGAAGGCAATCCAACCAGTAATTCGTCATACCGCATGGCGTGCGCAGACCATCGCACGCACGGAGACATTGCGGATAGCGAACGCAATGCAGATGGAAAACTATCGGCAGTTCGCCTCGGTCATTGTGGGGTTTCGCCGGACCGAAACGCTGGACGATCGGACCCGCCCGCATCACAGAGTTATTCACGGGACGATTTATTGGGTTGAAGGAGAACCCAACGTGTCCAGGATGCCAGCCCTTCCAGACGAACCGAATTGCCGCGGGACGTACACGCCTGTAATGAGGACGCTTGCTGAAGTCTTGGCTCGGAGTGGTCAGGTGATACCAGACCTTCCCCGGTTCGGGCCTGGCACCGTGGCAAGCAAATATGGACCGATTCCTGACCCGGGGACCTTTGCGCGATGGTTCGACACCAGGGCCAGTCTGGCGGACAGACAGAAGCTCGTTGGGTTCACGCGGTGGAATGCTATGTGGAACAAGCTGCGCGGCGTGCGCAGTCCTACGTTTGCAGATTTTCACGATCAAGAGGGACGGCTAATCCCGTTGCGTGAAATCGAGGAACAGTCGGTCCTACAGATTGAGATTCGACGGGAAGCTATGGACCGGTGGACGCAAAGTTACTCGGCGCAGGTGGCTCTTGAACTTTCGGCGTTCCCACTTCGCCCGCCGCCAGTGCCACCCGAAGATCGGCCTTAAAATGATGCCCCAAACCACGACTACGCCACTTTGACGACCGGTCTCTTACTCCCCGACACCAACGCCCCCAAGGCCATCCGTTCCCTGACTTTGATTTGACAACAAGCCTCACAATCGCTTAAATGCCGCACTACTATCCGTCGTAGTTCGACACCAACCGAGTGTGATAGAGCGGAAAATGGAAATCCAACTGCAAGAGTGGGCGTCTGGAAAACCCGAAGGCGGAATCGACAAGACCGCTTTCGTCCTCAAGGGCGTCAAAGTTCTTGGCTTGCAGTCCAAACACGGATATTCCTACAACGCACTGGGCCTGAAAGCTGCCGTAGGACTCTACGAAGGACTCGCCATCAAGGCCGCGGGACACCCACAACCAGGGCAACCAATGGGCGTCCAATACGCCGATAAACTCGGCTTCTTGCGCAATGCACGATTCGTCGATGGCCAAGGAATTTACGGCGATGTGCATTTGAACCCCCATCAAAAACTTTCTGAGGCCCTCATGTGGGACGCCGAAAACGATCCCAACGGCGTTGGCCTATCCCACGAAGCCGTTGCGACGGGTGGCACAAAGACCCCTGGCGGTGTCATTGAGGGCATCAAATCTGTTCACGCTCTTGCCGTCGTTACGGACCCCGCGACGACGAAAGGGCTTTTTGAATCGGCATCCTCTCTTCAAACCGGAGGCAAGGGAATGGAACTCAAAGACCTTACGCTGGACGAACTGAAAAAGACCCGGCCCGATCTGTTGGAGGCCGGATTCAAGGAACTTCAGACCACGGATCAAGTGGCCAAGCAAATCGAGGCCATGAAAACGGAAAACGCTTCCTTGAAGGCCAAGGTTGGCGAGTTCGAGATCAAAGAAGCTATTCACGCCCGGCGTACCATCGTCGAGAAGAAGATCGCCGATGCCAAGCTGCCTGCCGTGATGCTGACGGAGAGTTTCAAGACCCGCTTGGTCGAGGCCAGAGACGACGCGGCCATCGATGCCATCATCAAGGACATGACCGACCTGGCCAAGCATCTCCGGGAGAGTGTCAACCAACCGGTGAGCTTTCCGCAGACCACGGGCCAACCCGCGGGACAGGTTTGGGACTGGCGGAAGGAAGTCACGGGCAAGATTCTCAAAGCGTCGTAGAGAATTTCGAGTCCCCGGATCCGAAGATACGGGGTTGATTCGGAACGGTTCACTTTTGGAGGCATACGGCAATGTCAGACGAGCATAGATATCGCAGACCGGCGCACTCACAGTTGAGTGGCCCAGTCGATTCGGCGACAGTGATCGATATCGGAGAC